GAAGGCGAGGGGCCTTCTGACCGAAAAGATTGTCGTAGCAACAAGTGCTCCCCTCACCTATAGAGCCAGGGCTGGTCTTACCGCTATTCCACGGTTCCTCCCAATACTAAGGGGTTCGGCAGTACCCCCTTAACCCAGCAGCCCCAAGGTGAGTCCCAAGACGTTGAAACATGCTTTGAGGGCGACGGTCGTATACCACCCGATGGGGAAACCGGCGAATGAGACACACGGAGATAGCCGCGGCTACACGAAATATTGTCGGTTCTACAACATTCGGCAAGTCCCAAACAAACCCATCGTTGGAGATATATTTTCCATCTTTCCCACTCAGCTATGACACAAGGTATGCACAAAGAAAGGTCCTGGCCAACTATCGCTACGGATTTGGTGCCTAGCCAACCTGGTCCCCACCCATGGGGGCTCGGGGGGGCGACGAGCAGCGTCTGGCATCCCCAATCGCTTGCTAGCAGTACTCGTCCCGATTGACGCTACCGAAATCCTGCACGATATCACTGTGGCGTTGGACCGATCATCAGCCATCCCATGACTTGGCGCCGGGCGGGCAATCATCATCATCAACCCAAGGTTCCAGTCCGTTTTTGATATACGAAGCGAGTGGCTCATAACCACCCGCACCCCAACGTAAACCATCCCCATTACGGACAATAGTAGCCTCGAGTGCGACTTGCTGATCGACACTAAACCCAAAGGCGCGGGCAAAGCTTTCTCTGGTAGCCTGTTTGATAACAGCGATTTCAGGCTCTCGAAAGCTCTTTACCCCCAATGCGCAATAATCCCGGTACAGGTCGAAAGATGGATTCTTGACAGATCTAACGACATCGTACAAGGTCTTGGTGACATGCTGAAGTATAGGCAGACCCACTGCCAGAGAAGCCTCGCACATGGCTATTCCCTTCAGATAACGTCCGCTGAAGTTTGGTTGATCGAGGTGCTTGTAGTTACTCGTCATGTGCGAAATGTCTTTCACAGGATCCCTCACCATCCTCCAGCTTCCATTCACCAAAACCGGGGCGCATTGCCCGAAGCGGATTTGCTCCATGGAGTACGCTATATTCTCTAGCTCCATGGTGTGCCCACAAAGAACACGTGCTAACGGCCCAAACAACCTTTGCACGACTTCGGCCGAGGACCTCTCGAGGAACAGGACGGCGTTGTCCCCGTCTACGAGGGCGTCCCATCGCGTTCTCCGCCAACGCGATAAAGCACCCAAGACGGTTGAAACCACAGCGACCATGACCAGGGAATTCCCCATCCCAGTGTTGAAATCGCCGCTCGCCCTGCCTCCGGCCCTCTCGAACCTAATGCCGCCTGATGTCCTGCCTTTGAGCTTCAGCTGTACCTCTAACAACCTGCGTAGCACGGGATCATTGTCATACGCATTGAGATAGACTGCATGCTCTTGTTGAAGCTGCTGGACATCGAGATGGGACTCGAAAGATTTGCCATCCACTTCGATCACCACGGGGTCCCGGAACTGAGAAAACTTACGCGCAATAAGTTTCCCCCTTTCGGCTGGGTTAAGGCCCTTTGCGACTGTGCGAGAATTACCGCAAGCCCCTATTCTTCTTCCCTTGAGCTTACCCCACAACCAATGTTCGAACGGCTTCAAATAGCGAGCTAGTTCTAGATTGTAGCGAGGAGACCTCGGGAATATCATTCGGGGTTTCACCTTATTGACAACCTTCTCCCCTTTCAAGAAGGCTTTGAGCTCAACGTCCTGCCGCCCAAGAACCCCGTCTTCCTCAAGAGAAAGGCGAGCGGCTTCATAACGACGCTGTAGCGCTCCGGTGTAAGAACTGACGACTTGTTCCCTACTCCACCTCTCACCAGTATAGGCCTTTCCCAAGCCCGTCAGACGTTTGAAGGTCCGACGGAACAAAAGGTAATCAGTCTCGTACTGGTAGGTGTCGCCGAGGGTTCGCATCATCAGTGCGGCCCGTTCATTGCACACGCAGTTTGAGTGGACCCTGGGTACCCACGTACCCGGTACTCCCCACGTGGTGCCTGTCACGACTGTGTACATTTGGCGTTTCCCATGACAGAGGGTGTCGAAGTCATCTGGCGTTTCTAGAATGGCACCCTGACGCAGCCCCGGAAGAACTACGCCACCACAACAGATGCCCGCCACTGTGACTCCACACCTCTAGGTGGTACGCCTGTACCAAGCATCCTCCAAGGCCGTCGGCTGGAATAGCAAACTCGACCAAAAGCT